AAATATACCTGAGAAAGCCAAAACGCTCCCTATCACGCTTAAAACGGCGTACAGAGCAATTTAACGCAAACAACCCCCCCTAGAAATGCATATATTTTACTTTTTTATTAAATAATTGAATTATTTGTAAATTAATGCTTTACAATAAAATTACTATAGGATATACTGAGTTTATGAAACAACAAGGAGAAAAGCTAATGATTACCAAATACAAAGTTGAAGAAAAAACTACAGTTCCAAATAATCCTAACGATAAGGCTGTAGTGCATAGGTACGCAGATTCCTTTAATACTGCATTAGAGGCTGAGGTGTTTATTGAAAAGCGAAATGTCCCTCACCCAGAGATTGTTCGTCAATTTTCTATAATTAAAGAGAATTGCTCTTACGCAAACAACGGCGGTTATAGCGACATTACCCCCTACGAAATTGTTAGAGTTATTTCTGATAAAACTATAGAAATCAGAGAAATGGATTGTGAAGAATTGCCTTGGAAAAAGGACTGGCAAGAAGGTGGTTTCTCTGGGCATTTAGCCAACCAAGACGAACAAAAATGGGATATTAAATCCAACGAAAAAAATCCCATTATCAAAGCTAGGCGAAGAAAAGATGGCTACTTCCACTCAGTAGTAGGAAAGCACTACATCGAGAAATCACCTCGCAAATTTTACGATTACAATTTTTAATTACAGGGGGGTAACACCCCCCCCTAACTTTTATGAAACAAGGAGAAAAAATTATGAGCATTGTAAAATCAGCAGAAATTAAACAAAAAAACTCTGAGGATATGCAAGAGCTACTAGATGACTTTGACCTCCTGCTGGACAAAGCCGTTATGTGCCGAGGTGTTCCTGACAGATTGTTTGGTGAGTTGACCACTATTTTTCAAGAACTTTTAGAAATAAAGGGGAGTAAGTAATGCAGTTTTTTATAGAATGTGACGTATGTAACGGAACTGGACAACAGACAAAAGTGTCTGGCGGTTATAATTCAAGTGGGGCTTTCGTTGATTATGATGACGTGGAATGCCACGAATGCGAAGGCAAAGCAGAAATTCTTTTAACTGATGATTGTGTGGATTTGCCAGAACTTTTAGAAGATTATGACAATATTAAGGCAATTTATAATAAAAAAGGCGAATTAATTAAAGTGGATGAAAATTTTAAAAACTCAATTAAAAGAGAGGCTTAGAAAACATAATGAACATTATAGACGTTCTTGCAGCACTTTTTGACCTTGTTGTGCATATTTTGTAGTTGACACAATTTTTCACTACCTTATATTGGGGGTTGCACCCGTGCGTCTAAAAATAGGCTACGGGATTTTTTATAGGGGAATTTATGGAAGCCGAAAGAATTGATGTCATAGAATCCGAAAGAAATGGGGCGAGGGTCTATGAGGCTCGTATCGTTGTAGAATTTGAATCGGAAAGCGATGCAGAAGGGTTCGCTGATGCGTTTATGGCTAGAGGCATTCTTGGCTTGATGGATTACGACATAAATTTGCAAGTACACTGATTAATAATTTAGGAGTTTGAAATGCCAAAAGTTGGGGGTAAGAAATTTGCTTACACATCAAAAGGTATGAAGGCAGCTAAAAAATACAAAAAAAAGATAAGCCGTAAAAAGAAATGATCGACAAAACTGAAGCAATTTTAGCTCTAGGATTTGTTGTTATTTGTTTTGCAATCTTTATGATGATTTTATATTAAAGCCTCACTGCGACTACACCACCGATAGAAATGATTTAAAAAAATAGGATAGTTAGCACAGGCAATGAAAATCACTCCGCTACACGATAAGTCGTGGTTTGTTAAATGGGGTGCAAGTTTAGTTTTAATTATAGCTATTATATGCCGAGCTTCTGGATACACCGATTGGGATATTTATTTAAGTCTGGTCGGGACATCTGGTTGGTTTTTAGTTGGTATGTGGTGGCATGACAGAAGTTTAATCTTGTTAAATGGTGTTGCAGCAACCATATTGGTAGCTGGTATAATTAATTGAGAACAACCAAAAAAGGATTCTCAGATGGTTAAAAAGAAACGCAGAGCAAGAAACAGAGAAGGCCAGTATTTGGCAGACGACAAAAAAACGCCATATAGGAACGAGGCGTATAAAGAAATGATGTCTGTTATAGATGGCTATAATGATTCAATGTATCGGTTTGGGAGTTTGTGGGATGCAAGTTAGCCAGACAAGTTTATCTGAATTAATACCCTATACAAACAATTCTAGGACTCATTCAGATCAACAAATATCCCAAATAGCAGCAAGCATAAAAGAGTTTGGATTTAATAATCCAATTTTAATAGACGGCGACAATGGGATTATAGCTGGTCATGGTAGGGTGTTGGCAGCCCAAAAATTAAAGTTAGAAAAAGTCCCAACAATAGAACTATCTCATCTTACAGAAAGTCAGCGTAAAGCATATATTATTGCGGATAATAAATTAGCATTAAATTCTGGTTGGGACTCAAAAACTTTAAAATCCGAAATTTTTGAGTTAAACAATCAAGAATTTGATTTGACAATATTAGGCTTCAAAGAAGGTGAGTTAGATAATTTTTTGTTTGATGACGATTCTGAAGAAATTGAATTAGAAGAAGAAATTGAAGGCTCTATAGAGCAAATTAATGATATAAAAATGGTTCAATTGTTTTTTGACCCTAAAAATTATGAAATCTTTCAAGCTAGTATTGAATCAATTATAAGCAAACATAATTGCAAAACAATTTCTGACGCTGTTTTGAAAGCTATTGTTAATGCAAACAATTGAAGTAGCCCCGATTTTAGATGAAGTTGAATTAGAAAAATTAAAGGGGGAATTTATTGACGAAAGTTTTATAAAGTATCATATAAAAAAAGATACTAGGGTAATTAATGAAAACGGCGAAGTGTTGGCAGTGTTAAAAAAAAATGCTGTTTCTGAATTAATTGTAAATCAATGTAGGTCTGCCTTTAGGAAGTCAGCAGCAGAAACAAATAATAGGGGGATGGCAGCTGGCAGAATTCCGTCTTCTGTTAAAGTAGGGGATAAAATAGATGGGCTGACAGTAGGTAAAATAGGTAAAAATAGATTTTTCCCTTTATTACGGAATGGTAAATTATCGAAGTCACCAAAAGCGAATAAAGTTAAAAGTGGTATTATTGGTTACTCAGATCGTTATCCAAGAATTCCATATTGCAGAAGAACTATGTTTACCCAAAGAAATTGGGATGAATACGTTAAATGTTTGCCTTACATACAAGAAGTAGATTTATTTTTTAAAAAATATGCACCAAAGCGTTATTCAGTTCAAAAACAAATGGCTGAAAATAGTTCACAAGATTTTATTATATCAAATACAGCGTTTAGCACTGTAACTGTTAATAAAAATTTTAGGACAGCAGCCCATTATGACAGGGGTGATTTAAAAGAGGGTTTTGGCAATTTAGGTGTTATAAGCAAGGGAGAGTACGAAGGAGCAATAACTGTTATACCTAAATATGGGATTGGCTTAGATTTAAAAAATACAGATTTAGCAATATTTGATGTGCATGAATTGCATGGTAACACAGAAATAATTCGCAAAACGCATTGTGAAAGAATAAGTATAGTTTGTTATTATAGAGAAAAAATAATAAATTGCGGGGATTCTAATTTTGAATTAGAAAGAGCCAAAACAAATACTAAAAAAATCGCTGATGATTGGGAGTTGGAAAAAGCTAAAAAAATCAAAGAAAGTATATTAAATGAACTTTAGAATAGCCATACCATCAATACAAAGATCAAAAGCAATCAAAGAAAAAACATTTAATTATTTAAACAAAACTGATATTGATTTTAATAAAGTTGATGTTTTTTTATCTGACGGAGATGAGATAAATTTATATAAAGAATCGTTAAAAGATTATCCAGTAAATTTTATTATAACTAATAAAAAACATATAAGTACTCAAAGAAATTTTATCGTTGACTATTATGAAGAGAACGATTTGATATTGGGTATTGATGATGACATTCAAAGCGTTGAAACTAAAATCAATGATAAAAAAACTACAACGCTAACGAATCTATGTGAGTTTGTTGACAATGCGTTTAATATTTGTTTATCAAAAAACATTGATATGTGGGGTGTGAACCCAGTTTTAAATCCGTTTTTTTTAAGCCACAAGGTGACTTTTAATTTAAAACCTATTGTAGCTTGTTTTTATGGTTGGAGAAACAACAAACAAAAAAAAGCCTATGTGGCAACAAACCCAGAGTATGCCAAAGAAGATTACGAGCGAAGTATAAGATATTATATAGCTGATGGCGGTGTTGGTAGATTTAATTATGTTGCGCCTAAAACTAAATATTATTCTCAAGAAGGTGGGTGTCAAACTTACAGAACTGTGGCTTATGAAGAAGAAGCTGTGAAATGGCTATTAAAGACGTTCCCTAGTTTTTGCAAAAGAAATACGTCAAAAAAAGGCAAATTTCCAGAGGTGCGTCTTATAGACCAAAGAAAAAAGATAAAAAAGCCAGAATAACAAAGAATTTCCCGTCAATAAAAGAGACGTTAAATGAAAACAAAACCACCGCACAAGCCTGATGACGAATCAAGAAAGATAGTAGAGCAAATGGCTGCTGTAGGAATACCTCAAGATGGCATAGCAAGGGTGATAGGCATTGACCCCAAAACATTGCGTAAATATTATGAAGAAGAAATAACAACAGCATCTATTAAAGCGAACGCAAAGATAGGTGGGACGTTATATAACAAAGCTATTAATGGTGATACCAGCGCAGCAATATGGTGGTCTAAGGCTCGAATGCGTTGGTCAGAAAAAACAGAAACAGAGTTATCGGGCGAATTAGACCAAAGGGTCAATGTAGAAATAAAATTTGAATGACCCAACATATTGTTCCAGAAGTATTTAAACCACTGTGGGAAGAAAAAGCCAGATACAGAGGGGCGTTCGGCGGTAGAGGCTCAGGCAAGTCCCATAATTTTGCCACAATGCTTGTTATCAGGGCGGTGAGTCAAAAAGGCTTCCGAGCAATTTGCGTCAGGGAAGTTCAACGCTCTTTGAAAGAAAGTGCACTAAGGTTAGTAAGTGATACTATAGATAGGTTGAATTTAGGTGGTGAGTTTAGCGTACAAACAAACCAAATAAAGACTCCCGGAGATGGATTGATTAGCTTCACTGGTATGCAAGACCATACAGCAGAAAGCATAAAGAGTTTAGAAAATATACACGTTGCTTGGGTGGAAGAAGCCAGCAATTTATCGGCTAGGTCGCTTGAACTATTAAGACCCACAATTAGAGCAGAAGGGTCTGAAATTTGGTTTTCTTGGAACCCTAGAAACGAAACGGACGCTGTTGACCAATTTTTAAGGTCAGAGAATATTCCAGAAAATGCGATAGTTGTTAAATCAAATTATGACAGCAATCAATTTTTCCCAAGTGAATTAGAAGAAGAACGCTTATTTGATAAAAAGCATAATGTAGAACGATATGCTCACATCTGGGATGGAGAATATGAGCCGAGAGTTAAGGGCGCAATATGGGATAGGGCTACGATACACGCTCACAGAAGGTCTGACCCACCTGAAATGAACCGCATTGTAGTAGCGGTAGACCCAGCAGTAAGCGAGGAAGGTGGGGACGAACACGGCATTATAGTTTGCGGTATTGGTGAAGATAATCGGGGTTATGTGCTTGACGATTTATCGAGGCATGGCTCCCCGAAGCAGTGGGCAGAACAAACAATAGCAGCTTATGACAAGTGGTCTGCTGATGCTATAGTGATTGAAATTAATCAAGGTGGCGATATGGTTCGCCATACTTTAGAAAGCGTAAGACCGGGAATAAGAATTATTGAAGTCAGGGCGACAAAAGGTAAACACGTTAGAGCAGAACCTATCTCAGCTTTGTATCAATTAGGGCGTGTTAGTCATGTAGGAACCTTTGACAAACTAGAAACCCAAATGTGTCAGGTTACATCTGCTGGCTATCAAGGGGATGGCTCACCAGACAGAGTTGATGCAATGGTATGGGCAATGACTGAGTTGTTTCCTAAGTTAAACAGGCAAAAACCTAAAAAGGACCATAGAGAAAACGTAAATGCGTCATGGATGGGATAAATGATTGAGCCATTACCGCCAGTTCCACCATCACCACCTTTATCTGTCTATTACGAAAACAGAATTAGTGATGAGAAATTGAAGCGCACAATTTCTATAACTGCAACGCCTCATCTTATTTATAATAGGAACGGCGAATTAATAAGAGTACCCGATCAATCTTGGGGTATTGCAAAGGATATGTAAATTGAGTGATATTGTAGACGAAGCCAAAGAAGCCTTTGAAACAGCACAGGAAGCAGAAGAAGATAACAGGGAAAATGCGTCTGAAGATATTCGTTTTGCGAGATTAGGTGAGCAGTGGGATGAAGCCGATAGAAGCAAGAGGGCTAGAGAAGGCAGACCAACTTTAACTATTAATCGTATGCCAGCCTTTATTCGTCAGGTCACTAACGATGCAAGGCTAAACACCCCTAGCATTAAAGTGTTTCCTGTAGACGATAACGCAGACCCAGAATGTGCCGAGATACTAAATGGGCTTATAAGAAATATTCAAATAAGTTCTAACTCAGATGAGGCATACGACACAGCTCTTATTGATGCGGTAACTGGAGGGTTTGGCTACTTTTTAATTGATGTTGATTTTGCTTATAACGATACCTTTGAGCAAGATATTTTAATTAAAAGGGTAGCGAACCCATTTACAGTTTACGGAGACCCAAGAAGCACCGCAGCCGATAGTTCAGATTGGAACGTAGGTTTTGTTTCCGATATGATGACTCATAAAGAGTTTGAAAAAGAGTTTCCAGAAGCAGACAAAGTGGATTGGAATGACGATTATGAAATAGACCAAGACTTGGATTGGTTCAGTGAAGACGCTGTTAGAGTTGTTGACTATTGGAAAAGAGAGCAAGTTGACCGCCCAATAGTATTGTTAAGCAATGGCGAAGTAATAGATGAAAGTGTTTACGAAGAACAGAAAGACTATTTTGACGTTCAACAAGTATTCGTAGAAAACAACCGCACAGTAAAATCATGGAAGGTTAAAAGATATACTTTAAGCGGTAAGGAAGTATTAGAGGAAATAGACTGGCCGGGAATGTATATTCCAATTATACCAGTTTACGGCGAAGAAAATTGGGTTGAAGGCAAGAGGTATTTTAAATCCCTTATACGAGATGCTAAAGACCCACAGAGGATATATAACTATTGGAGAACGGCATCAACGGAATTAGTAGCACTCGCACCTAAAGCTCCGTTCGTTGGTCCAGTAGGGGCTTTTGATGAAGATGGCGATAAATGGGCAACAGCTAACACAGAGAGCCACCCATACTTACAATATGACGGAAATGTACCCCCACAAAGGCAACCTTTTGCTGGTCCACCTGCTGGGGCATTACAAGAGGCTTTAAACGCATCAGACGACATGAAACAAGTTCTG